CATTGACTTTAATTTGTTGCCGCTTGTAGCAAAGTCACCATGATAGTGTTCATGGTTACCCATAATATAAATTACATGCGGAAACTGAAACGAACATCGTTTGAAGAAATCAACAATACGATTACTACGGGCGCCTTCCATAAAACCATGAGGGTCTGGTCGACCAAGGTCAGCCGCCACACAGATATCACCACCGAGTATCAATACATCGGCATTTTCTGTATTCTGCAAATTGATATCACTAAACTCAAGGTGAATATCAGAGCAAATTGCGATTTTCATTTTATAATCCTAACTAATACTGTATCTGCATTGATTCGACCAGACAAAGGAGATTGTACTGCTCGAATATTATCTATAACATTTCTGAGAAACACTTTTCCACCATTAATGACTTCTGGAACAACTTGTTCTGGTTTTCTCAACTTCTTTTGCACCGACTTACTCTCGGTGTAATTCATAACTGTTGAACCTTTGATTGTCAAACCGCCTGCATCATCGGCAAAATAACAACCAAGTTTTCTAGTCTTTGCGTTATATACCCAAAGAGCAGAAGCACCGATAATTGATTTTGGATCAACTGACTTAATTTTAGTCAATTCATCTTCGATACAATATTTCAGTTTACCAACTAATTCATCAGGTGATTTTACTTTTCTCTTTCTTGGTTTGCGATTCTTTTTAGATTCGTCATCTAACATCAAAGCATCATCAATCAATTTAGAAAGAAATGCCTCAAATCTTTTCAATTCAACTTTTTTGAAATTAGAATAACCTTCCACCAATTGTTCATCATCACCCGCAAGCGCTTCTGAAATCTCTTCACGAACTTTTTTGTAGTGTTCAACAATTGCCTTAGTATGAACAGATTTTGCTTTCAATTCAACCATCATACCCTTAGGAGTTTTACTGGTCTCTTTACATCCATTCAAAACAAAGTCATCAACGAATCCATCTAATTCACCAATAATCCGAGAAGCGGAATCTTTGATTCTTTCTTGAATTGAAGGCATTACTGTTGCTGGTTTTGTAGAAGAATCGACAACAACTGGTTCTTTTTTCAGTTTGAGAATATCAATCTCATTCTGCAACCAATTTCTGTTTTCTTCTGGCAATATACCGCCATTGTTGACGATACGACAAATCCAACCAAATGTACTGGTTTGATTTTTAATGTTTGCTTCGGGAATCTTTAATTTGAGTTTTTTGTTGAGATAGTCATTTGCCCATTTAAAGGAATCTTTGGCATCTTTGTTTTGAGAATACCAATTCAAAGCTATCATCAAGTCTATACGAGCTAATTCACCAGAAACCTTTGGTTCGGATCCTGAGAATAGTGTATTAGCATCTAGTAATCTTGCCATGTGAATTCCTCATAATATTTAATTTAGATACACAGTATATCATAATTTATGTTACCTGTCAAGCGGCAAGAAAGGTAACTGTTGTGGAAAAACAACCATCATTGCGATGGTTGCCTTTTTTACTTTGCTAAAGGATTATCTAACGCTTTCTGTATTTTACTATCAATTTCTTTCCGAATTTGGCGAACTTCTTGGTCTGATTCCTTTTGTGCCTGATTTGCTTCACGAGCCATTTGTTTAGAGTTTCTCTCAACACTTTCAACAACACCTTCTAAACGGCGAATGTCGTTTTTGAGGTCATTTTTAATGTCTCTTGTATAATCACTAGTTTTCTGACTGTTCTCTTCGATAACGGCAAGTTTTTTATAAACTTCTGTTAAATCTGGAGTAACATACTTTGCAATTTTATCTTTCATGCTCATATAGTCTTTATATACTTCAAAAGTGCCATAAAGACCACCAAGTAAAGAAGATACCAAAGTAAATGCAACCATCAATTTAGCAGGAGTGAATTCGTATCCACCAATACTAATAACGGTATCTTTACTTGCGTATTTCTTCGCTGCTGCTTCTAAGTCATCGATTTTTGCATCAACGCTTTTTATTTCTTCTGCCATTTGTTTTCCTTTGTTATAGAACGATTGGTAACCATAACCAGATTGCCTGACTCATTAACAAAGCACCTACAACACCCACTCCAATACTTGCAAAATACAATCTGTTATTAACTGCTAAAATACTTGCTGTTAGTAACACGATTGCAATTTGAAATAAACTACCTGCATATGTGTACCATGGACTTCTTGATTTAGCAACTGCACGGTCCGCTTCTAACTTACGAGCTTTTGCCATTAATTCTTTTTTACCTTCACCTGATATTGGATCGGATTCATATCTTTCAATTTTTGCTTTCAATTTTTCAATTTTAGGTGCATCTTTACGAACAACAGCATCATCAAGTGATTGTTCCGCTAATGTTTGTTTGATAGATTTTGCTTGATAAAATGCCCAAGTGTTATTGGCGTCAATTGTATTGTTTAAAACTTTACTGCCATTGCTGCCGCCCATAAGTGTATTAATTGCAAGCAAAGCTGCAAGAACGGTAATTACCCAACCTGCTTTGTCTTTAATTAATGCTTCTTTTTCTGAGCGTGATAATGGTTTTGGTGTTACTACTTCTGTCATTTTAATTTCCTTTGTTAATTATACTATCTACCAACATAATGTTTTGGTTGTGCATCCATTCTTCTCTGTTTCTCAGTTTTAGGAAACCATTCTGTTCCTAATTGTGGATACTTTTCTATTCTGTCTTGTACAACAAACCATAAAATAATAAATGTAAGTACCATAATACCTGCAAAAATTCCAAGCCAAGCTAAAACTTTATTTACTTTTCTCATATATCTAGCATGTTCAACATCATGTTTATGTTGTATCTCAATTTGTTTTTTTAATGCAATTGCTTGTCTTGCATTTAGTATTTTAGAAGTTTCTAATACTTCTGTCCATAAAGCACCAAGTTCTTTTGGGCTTTGATAAACCATTATTTCACGCAATTCAACTTCCATCTGTTCAAGTTTTTTCTTCATCAATACTCTTTGCAGAGCTCGGCTACCTACAGAAGAATCACCTGTGTATAATTGATAAGACCTTCTTTCTTCTGCCTCAAATACTGCTATGCATTTTGCTTGATTATCAAAGAATGTACCAAGATGTTGACCAATTTCAAAGTATATATCACCACTATCTTTTTTATTGAGCTCTCTAACTCTTGCTTTTTCTTCATTCAGTTGTTTGATAGCAGAAGATGGTGGTGTTTTACCTTTAGCCCCATATGCATTGTGAAACTGTTCATCAAGGTCTTTTAATACCTCTTTAACATCACCGGCTGCGCCTTTAATGTCTTTATATAATTTACATCCTGCCTTGACAGCAGAAACAGCACCATTAGCTAGTGCAAAGAGGGTTATTGGATCCATTATTTAAGTCTATACTGTTGTTCCACCATTTCATTATGTAATATATCAGTACCACCAAACATTCTTAGATTAGCACGATTGTCAATAGTCTTTTGATTTCCGTAGACTTGATATGGTTTATAAAACTCTTGTTGAACAATTAATTGTTTACTGTAAGCATCAAATCCAGGAGTAAAACCCATCGCTTGAATAACAACATTCTGAATTGCTTTTTGTGCTTCTAAGTCAGATGCTTTACCCATTTCATTTGCAAGGCTTTTACCCTTCTCTACTGCTTCTGCTTTTGCGGCGGCTTCTCTTCTTGCTTGTAATTCTTGTCTTGCAGTAGGTGCTGCTGGTTTATCAGATGACGCTTGAGCATTATTAGTATTCTGTGGCGAAGAACCGCCTCCAGAGCCTTTCGGAGCATCATCTTTTTTATCCTCTTGTTTGTTGTTACCGTTTTTTGGTTCAGGTTTATCACCACCACCTTTTGGTTCATTCTGTGCCATTTGTTGTGGTGCGGGCGGAGGCGGTGCTAACTGAACTGCTGCAGCTGGTGCACCAGCTGGATTTGTGCTTGGTGATGGTGATGCAATTGCTTTGTCTACATTACTATCACCAGTTTTTGAAACACCAACAGAAACCGCACCATCTGAACCGACTGTAGTTGAAACAGTTGTTGTAGAAACAGGTTGATTGGCAGAATCATTTTTTGCTACTGTGCCGGCTGTTGCTACTGTGCTTGCTGTGCCTTGTTGTTCAAGCAACATTTTAGTTGCATATGCAGTTGAATAGTTTGGGCAGGTTCTATCATACAATCCATTTAATGAACATTGTTGTGTTTTATATGCTTCAGCGTATCCAGAACATGTTGTAGAGTAAAGAGCATTAATACTACATTGCTGATTCAAATACGCTGACGCATATCCTGAACAATCGGTAAAAGATAGTGGATTAATTGAACATTGTTGGTCGTGATATGCTTGTTGATATCCAGAGCATGTTACAGAATATAATGGGTTAACATAACATTGTTGTTGAGTATATGCAGCCTGATATCCTGAACATGTTGTAGAATACAACGGATTAGTAGAGCATTGTTGTTCAGTATACGCTGCTTGGTAACCTGGACATGATGGTGCATAAAGTGGATTAGTTGTGCATGGGTCAATGATAATGTCAGGAGTTTGACCAGTTGTCCATTGAGTCAATCCTGGAATTGAAAAAGTATTTGATGATAGACCGCCTTGTTGAAGTACAGCGAATTCACCTTTAGATGCATCACCAATTACTCCTATTGCTGGTGAACTGTATGAAATCAATGCACCAGTCCATCGCATGTCGATTCCACCAGAACTGTCGATTTTTAATTCAAAGCTGGTTTTGTTTTGAGGTGAACCCAATCTCTCAACATTATACCATCCATAAGTCATCGTATTTGTTGTGCCTAATGAGTAATGATTGTTACCAGTGCTTCCATACAAATCGTCTTGCATCATAAGAATACTGTAGTTATATGCAGATGGTGTATTTCTATCAATAGTAATACCACTACAACAGAAAGTATTATTAGATGGAAATCCTACTACTGGTGGTCCAAATTGAACAGCACCATTGCTATACATCGTGGAGTTATTAAATGTTTTATTAAAGAATGGAAAGGTGAATGGTAGTGGTACATTTGCCCATCCATCATCCCACAATTGATATGGTGTTGATGCTGGATTATTGTATATGTTTTGTAGTGGCTGAGGATTAGCCATTACATTTAAAGATAAAGGACTTCCAGGAATTGGAATTGTTACTATTTGTGCTTGTGATACTGAACAAGCGAACAAACATGCGACCAATAAACTCCACAGTTTCATTAGTCTTTACTCTTTATTTTTTGTGGAACTCTATCTGGATTTTCATCCCAAATTTTCTTCGCTTGTTCACCAATTTTACCATCTACAGGGCATGGTGTTCCAGCATTCATCATTGCGGTGAATACTCTTTCATCTTGGCACATAATAGCAACTGCTGCTACTTTCATGCCCATGTCATATGTTGAACGAGCTAGTTTTAATCTCTCACAATTTTTATCAGTCATTGTAGCACCAAAAGAGATGCCTAAAATTTGTGTTTGAGTTGCACCTGACACAGCGACTGCACAAACATCACTATTAATAATTGTGATGGCTGGAGCTACAGCTGTTGGTGGGGGAGATTTTACTGTTGTAGTGCTATTTGAAGTAGAATCAGTTGTACTTCTTGAGGTCGAATCAGTAACGATTGGTTGCGCTTGAACCGATATTAGTGTACATAACGAAATCATAGCTATAGCCGCTAAGATTTTTTGCATGATTGTTTTTTCCTTGATTATTTGTAGGCATGTTTCGTATTACAAACATCAATTTGCAACCATTAAGTATTTCAATATCTACTATATTTAGTTAACTCCGCTGTCGGAGAAGCGTCTATTGTATGTCATTTTATTGACATAAGAAAAATTGGCCTCGCCGGAGGGATTCGAACCCCCATCGGACGCTTTAGAAGAGCGTTGCCTTAATCCATTAGACCACGGCGAGTTATTTGGTACGGATGGAGGGAGTCGAACCCTCAGAACTCGGATTTTAAGTCCGATATGTATACCAATTCCATCACATCCGCATTGGTACCCCAACCGAGATTCGAACTCGGAAATACTGGTTTCTAAGACCAGCGTGTCTACCAATTCCACCATCGGGGCAATAAATACCTTATATGAATTTACTCAAAACAGCAGAACCACAATTGTGGAAAGTTGCTCAAGAATTTCCATATAAAGAATCTAAATTCTCTACAACACAAAGAGAGTTTACACCATCCTTTAATAAAAGTCAAGCATCTTTTACACCAGACAAAATTTGGTGCAACCTAGAGGGATCGAACCTCTTTCAACGGTTCTTCAAACCGCCGCTATGACCACATCAGCTAAAGTTGCATTGGTGGGCTGAGAGAGAATTGAACTCCCACTCAAGCGATTATGAGTCGCCTGCTTTACCATTAAGCTACCAGCCCATATTTGGTACCTTGTGACAGGATCGAACTGCCGACCTTCTCCGTGTAAAAGAGTTACTCTACCGCTGAGTTAACAAGGCATAATTGGGGTGCTCTATGAGGATCGAACTCATACTATCTCGGTCACAGCGAGAGGTGCAGACCACTACACTAAGAACACCATTGGAGCAGAGTGAGAGAATCGAACTCTCAACGGAAGATTGGAAATCTACAGTTTTACCATTAAACTAACCCTGCAAAAATTGGAGCGGAATACCAGAATCGAACTGGTGTATAAACCTTGGCAAGGTTTCGTTTTACCATTAAACTAATCCCGCTTATCAAACGCTGATAAAACACAATCTTCTGTTGAAAGATAATCTTGATAATTCTCAGGACCACTTCCTTGCATTGTTGCAAGTCTCTTGTCTTCTGATTTACTCTTACCAAAGATTCTTTCAAAGTTTTCTTCGTATTGCGCTCTATCTACTATCGGTCTTGGCTTATCACCTTTACCACCATCACTCATATAATCTCCTAAAGTAAAACTACTTTGTATTCATAATTGACTGTTTCCGAATTATCTCTGAAAACAATTGCACCATTTTTAGTATGGAATCTTTTTGCCATATCAGTCTTTGGTGATAGTGTTACAAATCTATCAATGTTTTTATTCGATTGTTTGATATACTCAACCGCATCAAATATCAACTGTCTTCCTGCACCTGGAGCATAACTCCAGATTGTATAGAATACTGCGACATTTGGATTACTACACTTTTCAAACAACTCTGATTCTTTAGTCGGAATTGTTTTTTGATAACTAACGCATGTTATTGCTTTAATTTCACCTGTATCATCCCGCAAAACAAAAATATCTTTGTTTTCACCAACTCTATCCAAATAAGGTATTGTTGGTCTGACTGGATCATCTGTTAAAAGGGTATACAACTGGTCTGTTATTGTTTTTATTATGTCTATCATGGTATACTTTCATATCGTTATGCTGCCTTTAATCCTTTAAGTCTATCAGCCGCATATGAAGCGGCAAACGCTTGAGGTTTAACAAGTGGAATAACATTGCAAGTACCTTTGATGTAACCAATCGCTTCATTGATAACACATGACGAGCCGTTAACTTCATTTGGATTAATATCTAAATGCACTTCAACTTCTCTATCAACTAACACATCAGAAAGTTTCAAGTATAATTCACTTACTTTATAAACCTCATTCATCAACCTATATCTAGGCCGACTTTGTTTTTGGTCGTAGTCTTTTTCTCTAACTACTTCACCGAATAATTTACAACCATTTTTACCATTAATATGAACAACAATTGCAGTAATGTAATCAGCGTACCAGACATTATTTATTTTCATTCTCTCGGAATCACAGCCAATATAAATTTTGGTCTCAGGTGATTGAGCATCAATAAAATCTCTAACTTCATTCAAATCTAATTTACGCATTTTACAATCCTTATAATTATTGGCATCCCGCCAGGGATTCGAACCCCGTCCTGTGGTTTTGGAGACCATTATGCTGCCGTTAACACCAGCGAGATTCATTGGTACCGAGAGAGAATTTCGAAATCTCGACCTATGCGTTATCAACACAATGCTCTTCCTCTGAGCTACCTCGGCATTGTGGAGGGCGATGAGAGAATCAAACTCCCACTTCAAGGTCCGTAGCCTTGGGTAATATTCATTTTACTAATCGCCCATAATTGGTGGAGAATGGGAGAATCGAACTCCCATAAACAGCTTGCAAAGCTGCCGTAATCCCATTATACTAATTCCCCAAACTGGTCTCCGATGCAAGAATCGAACTTGCGCTCCATGGTCCCAAACCATGAGTGATACCATTTCACCAATCGGAGTAAAATTTGGTGCCCCATCAGAGAATCGAACTCCGTTTTGATGCTTACAAGGCAACTGTAATACCAATATACTAATAGGGCAAAACTTGGTGGTGATGGTTGGATTCGAGCCAACGACCTACTGCGTATGAAGCAGTTGCACTACCGCTGTGCTACATCACCATGGCTCCAGAGGCAGGGATCGAACCTACGACCAATTGGTTAACAGCCAACTGCACTACCGCTGTGCTACTCTGGAATAAAATTGGTTGCGGGTGATGGAATCGAACCACCATCTGAAGCTTATGAGACTTCTGAATTACCGTTACTCTAACCCGCTATAAACTTGGCGATGCGTGGGAGAATCGAACTCCCATCTTCGGATAGACAATCCGAGATAATGACCATTATATGAACGCACCTAAAATAGGATAAGCTACTTGTTTCCACACAAGCCCTTAATTGAGCGGTTACTCTGTCCATCTCATTTATTCAAAGTCTGTGTGCAGTTGAGATTCTGCCTATCAGAGCCTGAGAAGATCCACTCCTCGCTATCGGTTTTCTGCCACCGGATCTCTATCGCTAATCAAACGCCACTTTAACGAAAGTGGTAACGGGATTTGGTGGAGATGGTAAGATTCGAACCTACTCACCCGAAAGAACGGTTTTACAGACCGCCGCAACTCTCCCACTTTGCCGCATCTCCAATTTTTTGGTAGAGGTACAGAGAATCGAACTCTGGTTAATAGGTTAAAAGCCTACTACTTTACCACTAAGTTATACCTCCAAACTACCATTGTTAAGTGCTATCGTGCAAATTTAGTCGTGAAGTAGCTAACTTGACAAAGCCGATGCAGTTATATTAGGATCCGCCTCCGGCCGATGGGACCCGCATAGTCATAGCGTCCTATGACGATACCTTGATAACACTTAACAATGGTACTCGGTGGGGGAATCGAACCCCTCCTTACCGCCGTGAAAGGGCGGTGTCCTAACCGATAGACGAACCGAGCACATTTTTTCAAACACAAATTTTTAAAGAACATTTGATTGATTTCTCAATCTATGGGATAGAGTATAACACTTCCCACAATTTCTGTCAACAACTTTTTTGTAAAGTGTTGTACGATGACAACACTACTTTAGTGTTATTGGAGTGAGTGACAGGAGTCGAACCTGCATAAAACGGATTTGCAATCCGCCACCTAACCGTTCAGTAGCACACTCACACAATTCTGGTGCCCCCACTCGGATTCGAACCGAGAGACTTCTTCCTTTTGAGAGAAGCGACTTTACCAATTTGTCCATAGGGGCATTGGCGGAGAGTATCAGATTCGAACTGATGCACCCATTTCTGAATGACGGTTTAGCAAACCGCTGGTTTAACCACTCACCCAACTCTCCAATAACCATATAAAAACACATTCATCACGCACCGTATTGTAAGAGGCCATCCTTACAACCTTATAGGCATCAAAATGTGTTTTTATATGGCGGAAGCGGTGAGATTCGAACTCACGGAACATTTCTGTTCGTCTGTTTTCAAGACAGGTGCCATAAACCGGACTCGGCCACACTTCCATTTGGCAGGGACATTAGGAATCGAACCTAAACTAACAGAGTCAAAGTCTGCTGTGCTACCACTACACAATGTCCCAACAATCAAACTCAAATTTTTAAAGAACAATAAAAAACCCCTAGATTTTTTAGGTCTAGGGGTTTGTGGAATCTTAGATTTCTAAATTCTAACGATACACAACCCCTAGCGGTGGAATAAAGCCATTATTCTCACTTCTTAGTGAGCGATAATCGGCCTGCCATGTCGTTGCGGACTTGGCACAGAGTGTTGTCGATAAATGTATAGAAATATTTTTCATGTTGCTATTATATATGCTTTTTTAGGAAAAGTCAAGCACTTTTTTGGTAAATATTAAAATATTTTTGTAGTCGGCATGTTGCCGTTTACAGTACCATCTTCCTTCAAGTAAAATAAATTTCCTGCTTTATCAACTGTTGCTGAACCTGCAAAGAAATAGTCATCCAACTCTTTCAGTCGCACCAAATCAGCATCATCACACACACGGACATTGGAAATTTGTTGTCCTAACCATTTTGATGCGTTATAATCCGCTTGCGAAGCAATATGTTTCGCCTGTTCTTCATTTTCCGCATGTACAATATGCACTTCATAGAAGGTACTTACTGATTCCACAGAAAATCGTTTCAATTTTGAATTTTTTGTCGCCTTCATAGCAACAGGTTTTGATTTTTTCACTTTGTCTTTACTCACTTTTATCTCCAACTAACGAAAATTCAATTTTTTTGATGGAATCCCAACGGAAACTTCTCCATCCGTCATTTTCAACATCAAAAACCGGCAAAACTTCATCGGATTTTGCTTTTTCCGATCCTTTCGGTGCAAATTCACTTGGAATTTTTGATTCCGAGAGTGTACATTGCATCAATCGTTCACTTCCATCTTTTTTGATGAAGGTAATTCCAACAATACCCTCATGCAAGAGAGTCCGCAACCAATCTTTTTCTTTTTTTGTACTAAAAGTCAATTTTTTATCAGTCATTTTCATTTCCCATTATTAAATTTAACACCATCACCCTTTAAAAACATACCCAAAATGATTACTGCCGACCAAGTCTCCAGTGTAAACGGAATTGTAAACGCAAAAAGCGTATTCAATGACCAAATTACACACAAAGGTCCGAGAGCTGCAACAGCAATCAGTATAACTAACCATAAAATTACTTTATTCATTTTCATCATCCCATTCTTGTTGCTCTTCCAGTCGTTCTCTTAAATCCCATTGTTCTAAAAGTTCTTCTGGAATAGTATCTAACGATTCCAAATCGGTGTATTCGTAATAGTCATCATAACCTTCACAGAATCTACCAATAAAACCCATACCTTCTTCAAGGTAATGTGCATCGATATCATAGCTGTCGCTAATCGTTTCGTATAGAGCAGTTGGCGGAGACCACGGAGAATCAAACCAGAATGATATGGAAGTACCATCTTCATTTAGTTTCCAATCTTGTGCATCACAGTTCCATTTGCAACCCCAATTTTGGACATTCCATTCATACCAACCTTCATCTTTCAATTCAGGCGGTGTTGGCAGGAAAAAATTAAACCAATCTTTACCATTACCTTCATCAAGGAACTTTTTGAATTCATCAATAGATTCCTTGTCACCTTTAATTTCAATTGTATTACTACACCAATTCGGCATATTTCTTCCTTCACTTCATATTAGTAATTGATTTCACACTCTTAACTATAACAGAACCAACGACCGAGGTGAGGTAATCTTCAAACCACTTGCCTGATTTTGTTGTTTTTCGTACAACACAACCATAGAGTCCTGCACCAACTAAGTTTTTTATATAAGTCTGAGGGTCACCAAGTATTGCTTCAAATGCATCATCGAATTCTGGCATACCTTCTTCATTCTCTTTAAAAAAGGCTAAATGATAGGTATCACCAAGTTGATTACCACCAACTGGAGACCCACCACCATAGTCTTCACCAAAGGTAAAATAAGAAAGTTTTAAGCCTTCTTCTTCATTTGGTAAGAACCAAAAGCCATCATAAGTTTCTTCATTCGACATACTCTCCCTTTTTAAATATCTGGCGATTATAAGCCTTCTTTGAGGTAGCTACTCGCATACGATACTTAGGTGTTCGTAAATCTTTGGCTACAAGGTTTCTAGGCTTAGCTATCTCACACAGCCCGGACACCCGCCATTGTATAGATTCTCGCTTCACTTGTCAAGCCCTTTATTGCATCACTTCAAAGGTGCTGAACGGTGTTTGCCGTTCACATATTAATTCAAACAGAACTTCCTGCACCTCATCCAATTCATCCATTGTAACAGAATCAGGAGGCAGTTTGCCTTCCAATACTGCTTGCATAATCATTTGCCTATCTTCCGTCATTTTACATCCTAAAGAAAATACCAAAAACATAAATTGCAAGGAGACCGAAATTCACGGTCATCATTGCTTTATCCTTAATCATGTAAGCCCATATCAAAAACAATAGGGCGCCAAGATTCAACAACCAGATATTCAGCGGATCCATCGCTAATGCGGTTGCAAGAGCACCACCGAGGGTGATACATGTTGCAACCCATTTAATCTTATTGACTAATAACATATGGTTTGTTCCACTTTCCGACATTGATATGGTAATAATATGCCGTATGGAAATAATCTGTCTGAGCATCCGACTCATCAAAATAATCCGCAACAAGCAATGCTTCTTTAATTTCTTTTAAAGCGGCAAGTGCTTTTGGTTTATCTTTATAGTGGTCATCCAACCAATAATGATTCACTTGAATATTATCACCACCAAAGTCAATTGGTCCGGATTTGATATTCACGGAAATACTGGAATGATTATGCACACTCAAGGTTGCCTTCAAACCATATTTTTTCAAAACTGGTTTCATTGCAGTAGCGATTTTTGCTTTTTTTTCCTGATTCATATAAGCCATGATATAATTTCCTTTTCAATTAACGATACAAATAACCACCCGCCCACATAGAGCCTTGTGTCTTACCCATTTCCCGCAATTTTTCAATATCGATAAACAGGTTAAAACGGACACCCTTTGCAGGTGATTTCCAAGATTTTGCCTTATACAGGTCGCCATTAATTTTATCAACAAACGCATGGACAGACCTTTGGTTATTGACCATGACGATTTTTAAATACTTGTTTCCAGGTTCAATTACAAAATCATAATCCAACTGAGAACCATTTTTGTAATAGTTGGACTTCAAAATCGAACACAATTCAGTAGCTAAATCTAATGCGGTTTTCATATAGTTCCCTTATCAATTTCTATGGTACCATTGTATCACAGGTAGGCAATAATGTCAAGCACTAATTGGCGACTGTTGCTTTTTTACAACACTCGTTTGTAGTGTGCGGATTAAGTCTTCGGTATACTCTTTTTTGTCAGCCGCCAACATTAGTAATTGTGACATATAAAACCCAGCAAGATAGGAATAGGCATATTGCCCATTTTGGTCTTTTGTGGATTGTTCGAATTCTTTCATAGCATCATGTAACAATTCAAATCGAGCATGACGGTCGCCCAAGCTTTTTGCAAATTTATTCATGGTTTTTTCCTAAGTATCCGAAATGGTTTCCTGCATTTTTGTGGCTTGCCCACCGTTGTTTCATAGATTCACCTTGTGGTGTTTCAGGTGGGAAGATTTTCTTGCCTGCATAGGTTTGCAGGACTTTAATCATTGATTCAAAAACTGGATTATTATTCATATTAAAAAGTATTCAAGGTTGGTTCATATTCGGCAATTAATTGCCGTTCTCTCTGGTGAGCGGGTTTGCGACCTCTCACTACTTCAAGCACTTCGTAGCGAAAATCCGCATCCGTGTTGGAACGGAGAAACTCACAAAATGCCCAATTCTTGTTTTCACACATAGCACGGCTACGGTGCTTCTGCCACCGCACTTTTACAGAGCGGAGAAAAGCGTGACCTTGTGCAACTGTCACACCGATGTAGCTGTCGCCAGTATCGATACACTCAACACGGTATAGGACATGGTTTCTATCGGATCGTTTTTTTCTATTCATCATGTAGCCATTCTATCACATAGTTACCGATTTGTCAAGCCCCTCTGTTGTTTTTCTGCAACATAGAGGGATTGTGTTGCTTTTATACAACAGGCTGGGGTTCCAGGGTTTTCCAGACTTTTATCGAGAAATACTTAAAATCGGTCATACAGGATCCACTTTCAAACAAAGATAGGTAATACCTTTGTCCTTCTTTAATAACGATTGCCTATCTTTATTACAGGTACTCATAGACTTATAGCGATCCACAGACTGATACTGTAGCTCTATTTCACCAGTAAAGTTGTTCTTACCAATCAGTATAGCGACTAACACGATTTCTATTGGGCTCATCATTCTTTCACTCCGAAATGTTTTTTAATCTGATAACTAATATCTTCCGGATGTGCTTGGCTAAACTTAGAACCAACTTCAGCACATTCCCTGACAATCAATTGACCAAATTTTTCAATATCAAAATGCCTATCTACCATAAGACTTTTATGGTCATAGACTTGATGCCAGGCACCGCATTGTAGAGACAATTCTTTAATTCTTTCATTCATATACAGTCATCTCCTCAATTTCATAAGAGTCAAAGTTTTCATTGAAAGACTTATCTCTCAATTTCTCAGATTCTACCCAAGCCTCTGCAACCGCATAAGAGGTAAACACACGGACATTCATCCATTTAGTCAGTCCTATGTTACCATCATAGAGACCAGAGCGCACAATATAAACACTATTCATAATATTAATCCTATTAAAAAACCTATAGCAAAACTCATAGTACCCATATAGAGTACAACCAGTGTATACCACAATTCATCCATTATGATATCTTTAAAGCTCATAGTGCGAATGCTAGTGATATTAGTAGCATAGCGATAAGCAAACAGCGAAATGCTCTGCGCTCTTCGTATGTCCACAGTCCGTCTTTTTTAGTCATTTTTCCCCGCAAAATTTTTTTTTAGTTGCCGAAATTAGAAGCGCTCTTTTGGGCAGCACACAAACGATCCCTTTGCAATTGTAGACCTCTTGTAGAGGACTCCCTGGTACTGTCCTAGGCGGCTTTTTGGGGCTAGTAATCTGCGAAATTCTCAGCCGCTAATATATCATAGTAAGCCTCTGTAGTCGCATCGACCCCCATTGTAGTCAGCGCATCCGTCACCATGCCCAAAGGGACATTCAGCGCCTCTGCGATTCTCTCAGGTGTATCACCGTCAATAAATGCCTGTTCAATGTCATAAAATATATCTTTCATCACGCCCATTTTACTTCTCCTTAATTAAAATAACCATACGGCAGACCATTCAGAAAGCAGAAATATTCATGGTCACCGTTCGCACCATCTGCATCCATCAACCATGCAATAACACGGTCACGATTCGTACCAGTGTGCATTAGATTGGTCACACGGTCTTCGAATTTAATAATAGCAGCAGCCTCTGCTTCTTTGCGAGCCTTATACTCCATCTCGATTATCTGAGCCAGGTGATTAAACTCTTGCTCAAAGTATTCTAGTGACCAACCAGAGGTGTCAACACCCCGAGGACGGACACCATATGCGTCTTTATACATGTCCCAATACTGACATTGTGCCTGCTCGATTGGTGACATTTGTTCCCAACTAGTTAATACTTCGCTCATATCAAATCTACCTGTATAGAATAACCACGAAAATCTTTACCTAGGCCTGTCGAACCCTCGGTGCGGTAAAAATAACTCAACTGCAACAGCGCATCACACACAGCAGCCCTCTGGTCAGAGAACCCAAACAAATCATACAGCACACCCTTAACGGTGGTGTATATCGCAACCCCATTAATAATAACTCTTAGCTTTTGAGAGTTTTTTAAGCCGTCAACAATGGTTTTGGTTCGCATAATTTTCCTTCATTAGTTGCCAGTAATTTCTCAACTGGCGGCATCAGGGATTCGATCCCCTCGCCCTTGTTTGTTATCACTACCCCACCCCTAAGGGTCTGGTACAATAATGCCATTTCTTTTATGTAAAAAAGCATTATTGTACCCTCTTTTGTTATGAGGGTATATTGCATCATTAAGCAGCCATTTTAGTGACTTTTACTTTCGATGGTTTCTTGGCGGCCTTAATTGCAAGGCGACCGACTGGGTTTTTCATAGCAGCAAGTTTAGCTTCTAGTTTTGCAATTCGAGCAGCTTTTTTCTCTGCACGGACAGTAGCGGAAGCAGCCTTAGCAGCAGCACGGTTTGCTTTTACTTCAGCCCGCATGTTTTTCTGCATGGCACGGAGTTCGGCAACTTCGATTTTCAAAGCGGCAACTTTCGCCTTAGCAGCGGACAATTCTTCTTTTTTAGAAGCAATGGCCATGGAAGAGAGACCTGTGGTTTTAGACATATCGTTTCCTTTCGTTTTGTCTGTTTTTCAATCTATGGATAGAGTATACTATAAAAGCGGGTAACTGTCAAGCACTATTTGGATACTTGAGCGATTTACTAGGGTATTGTTGTTTTTAAGCAACACCGTAGAATTCCGCATCCAAGTCAGCCGCTTCGTCAGCATACTGCATAAATTCGTATTGCTTTTGCAACTCAAGCTCTTCGAGCTCAGTAGTATCTGCATCCAATGTTTCCTCTGCAATTGCTCTGCATAGGTCATTGATTTCCTCTAGGGTCGGGGTAGTCATATCATCCTTCTTTATTTTTCAATATTCAGTATAACACAGGGAGGCAATTTCGTCAAGCGCTATCTGTTGTTTTTACGCAACACTAGGGGCTTGACAAAGCGGTAATAATATGATATAATGGAGGGGTGGTATCGGGGCGGGGTCTACCAGTTCTCTGCTCTGTCGTATCCGTCTAGAGAATCGTAGTCTCTCAAGTCCATTATGTCTGGTATATCAACTGCGAATTCATCAGCGGCTATCTGCGTCCCATCACCCGTCTTTTTAGAGTTCGCAATGCCCTCTGGTGTCTGCAAATACTCTCTGGTGTTCTGTCTGTGCAACTCTTTGGTCTCTTCGGACACTGGTCGCCCCATAGCAGCACACGATGCGGAGCAATGTAGTCCTCTCTTACGATGCTTAACACCGCACTTAGGGCAATTCTTTTCTTTATATTGTCCGCTCATCCTACTGCTTC